ATCTGCCAGGTGAGTGGGTTGTAAAATATACAAATGAAGATAGACAAAACGTAGAACTAAATAAAATGTATGCTAAGAAGTTTAATACAGATTATATGATACTAGGTGACTCACACGAAAATATAAAGATAATACACTATTTGGGACCAAGAAATGGAAAAGATATTTAAAGATAAAAAAATGGCAGCTGTTACAAACAGTATGCCTGGCAATGTAGATACTTCAGACTGGTTTAAAAGTTTATCTGAAACTGGTAAAGAAAGAAAACAAGACAAAAACTCTATTATGAATAGAGCAAAAGATAAAAGAAGTTGGTTCTGTGTTCATCCTTTTGCTGAAATGTTTATAGAACTAGATGGTTCTTATAAGGCATGTTGTCTTGCAGGTAAAAGCGATAAACATACTATAAACAATACACCTATAAAAACATGGATGGAAGATAGTGATTATCTAAAAAATTTAAGAAAAGAAATGTTAGATCCTGCAAAACATGGTACTAAAGCAATTAATGAACATTGTATAAGATGTGTTAAAGATGAAACAAGATATGGTAAATCTCGTAGAACACACCACATGTGGCGAGAGTCAAATAGTAAAGAACGTTGGGATAGAATTGAAAGAAACGTTAGAATGTATGAGCAGTCAGGTCAATGGACATTTGACGAAAGAATAATGCAAATACAATTGAAGTCTTTTGGTATTGAATGTAATTTAGATTGTCATATGTGTAACCATGATAGCTCATCTATGCGTATTGATATGATGGATAAACATGGTGTTTATAGTGAAAAAATGTTTGGCACAATGAAAAATACTAAACGTAAAATTAAACTTGTTGAAGATAATTTAAACAAGATAGATAGAAAATCAGTTGTAGATCAAATAAAAGAACTTGCACCTTATCTTAATAGTATAAAAATTATAGGTGGTGAGCCACTAATAATGAAAAAGTATTTTGATTTTTTAACTGAAATAGTTAAGACAGGTCACGCACCTTATATAACAGTTAAGTTTCAAACTAATCTTACAAAACTAGGCGAAGGCAAACATAAATTTATTGACTTTATACCACAGTTTAAACAAGTTTCATTTACTGCCTCTATTGATGGTATTAATGAAAACGCTGAGTATTTAAGAAGAAGATCAAACTGGAAAGAAATAGAAGAAAATATTGATTTATTAAATGCTGACAAGTACAAAGGTAAAGCATATGTTGATGTAAATTCTGTTGTTACTTGTTTTAGTGTATTGCGTTTTGATGAAGTAATTAAATATTGTGCTAAGAATCCTGGTATAAGAAGTGCTGGTTGGTTGATGATTGAAAGACCTAAATCATTAAGAGTAAATAACTTACCTAAAAAATTAAAAGATCAACTTATACCAAAGTATGAGGGTTGGCCTGATATTCAAGCTGCACTACGAATGCCTGAAGAACCAGACAATGATTTTCAGGATACATTAAATTATATGTTACAACAGGATAAAGCATATGAAGGAACAAAATGGGAATCACATTTATTTGATACATTCCCAGAACTGAAGGAATATTATGACGGCTCCTATCCAAAGAATAGTTAATATAGAACAAGAAAAAGAATATATAAAAAAAATTCAAAAGTGTCAAAGAAATTGGGACTATTCAAAAACTATGCCTAAAGAGCATGTTGATTATCTTTTGTGGATAGCTCAAAATGCACCATCAAAACAACATGAAGCATATTATGATATTCACTATTCAACAGATAGAAAAGTAATAGAAGAACTTTATAAGTGGTCGTGGGGATATACTCATTCAGGTAAACCACCTGCAGCATGGCGTAATCCACAAATGAACGCTAATTTGTTCATGTTATTTGTTATGAAACATCCACCAACAAGTAGAAATAATTTAAATAATGGTTCTGTTACTCCAACAGATCATCCAGCTAGATGGGAAAATGGATTAGTTGCAGTAGGTACTGCGTTAGGATTAGTTATGAGAGCAGCTGTTGAACTAGGTTATGCAACTGGTTGTAATAAGAATAATAGTCAAGGACCTGATTGTGATTTTAATTGGGAACGTAGAATGGGTCTATATGAAGATATACACATACATAAAAAGAAAAAGATGTTATACGGTGTAGGTATAGGTTATTCGCAAGAAGGAAGGCCTAGAAATGAATCAGATGATAACGAACTAGTAATAGGTGCAGCTAATGGGCATAATCTTTCCTTAAAAGATAGAGGTGAAGAACGAGATGTAAGAGGTCGGAAATATAGACAATGTTCTATAGTTGATATATCTAAATCAGATAAAGCAACTGACCCTTATGGTAATGTACATGAGTTACCAGACAAAGCTGTTTTTTATACCATGTCACATCTTCCACGTGAAATCAATATATACGAAATTAAATGAGAATAATTTGTTGTAGATTTGGTGATAAGTTTAGTCAATGGCATGTTGATAACTTAAAACATATGATAGACGAATACTCTGGTCTAAAATACGATAGTTTTGAAGTTATAGAAGATGATCTATATGGCAATTGGTTTAACAAGTTTCAAATGTATGATAGATTTAGAGATGGCGAAAATCTATACTTTGATTTAGATTTAGTTATCTATGATAAATTACCTGATCTTATAAGAAAAGATTTTACACTATTGGATGATACATGGTGGAGAGAACCTGCTCATACACCTTTAAACTCATCTATAGTATCATGGACTGGTGATGTATCTCATATATGGGATAGATTTAAAGCTACAGATGAAGCCTTTATAAAAAGATTTACAAAAGGTAGTGATGAATGGTATTATAAATTTATTGATTATAAAACTTATGATAAAGTTTGTCCTTCAATTAAAGATTATCTATATAAACAACCACCTCAATTTAGCGTATGTACTTTAGGTCAAATGCACCATCTACAAGAAAAGGGTTGGACTGGTTGGTATTCTGAATACTTTTTAGACAGGTAATTTTAAATCGTTAAAGTTTTTAACAATATCTATATCAAAACATTTATCTTTTTTAATTTCATTATATAGTGTTGCAAAACCATTTATATTTTTTTCAAGGTCATTGATACCTTTTTGTTCATATTCAATAGTCATAGGTAAATATATTTTAGTTTTAAAACCTGCTTTTGACCAATGATATGCACCAATAGATTTACTTTTATATACGCAACCTGAAGTATTTGTACCTGTTACAATTATTTGTGTATCTGTTTTATCAATATTAATAAAATCTTTAAGTTTTGATTTTATGTAATCTATAGAATATATTTCATCCCAAGGAACATCATTAGTTCCAGGAATAGGTGTCACAAACGGAAAACCTTTTAAGATTGCCATTTTTTTAAGCTCTAATAATCTTTCATCATTTTGAGGTATTGATGTTGAGAAAATTGCACAATTTGTCCTATCAATAAAACTTGATGATATTATTTCAGTTAATGCTGAATACCTTATATTATCATTATATCTATCTGTAGTCAAAGCAGGATGACCATAAAAATCAATTAATAATATTAGTGTTTTCATATCCACTCAAAAGTTTGTTGTTTCTCTGGTTTTTTTAAACCTGATATTAGATGACGATTTATACGTCTTAGGTGATTATCACTATTCACATTTGATCTTTTGTATCCTAAACTTAAAGCAAGAGTAGGTGGACTTAATTCTTTTTTTAACCATTCATATTTTTCAATTAATTTGCTTGAATTAAGACATGAAGTATAACTTGTACTTAAGCCTTCTTCAATAGCAACATAACTTAATATAACACTAAACATACCAATTTCTACATTAGGAAGTTTTTTTGTTAATCTAGTACCATCAAAATAAGCTAACTTACGTTTTTTATATGTTTTAGCAAGTTTTGTATTTTCTACAGGTTTTCTAGGTATTAACAATAAAATATAAGGTGCAAAAAGTTGAGAGTTGCCTTTAGCGAAACGATTATTATAAGGAATATTATTATGCTCATAACTCTTAATCTTATCTAATCGGTATTTATTTCTTAAATTAAGATCAGGATATTCAACCTCAGAAGCCAATTCATACATATCCATTTTGATTTCTGTATGTTCGGGACCTAATATCTTAACAGCATAAGGCATGAGATTTTGTTTTGATGGAACAAGCTCATGTGTTTTATATAAGATATTTTCAATAAACTCTTTAGAGGGAATTTTCTCATGGTCAAAATATCTTGTTTGATGACGAGAATTAAAAGCCTCAAATATTTGCATTTAACCCTCAATGATGTCAATTGCAGCCTTTAATACTTGTATTTTAGTTTTTGCTTGTCTTAACTTTTTCTTACCCTCATTGTTAGATGAGTCATTAATCTCTTTAGTTTCAAAACATGCTAATTTCAATGCAAAGATTTGATCAACATTATCATTGTCTTCAAATAATGCAGTTAAGATTTTAGGATAAAATTTAGTATCAAGTTTTTTGTTTTCAAACTCAAATATAAGACCTTCTTTTTCAGCAATTCTCATAACAGATTTTTCAAACTGCTCTTGTTCAAGTTTGTTTCTTTGATAAGTTGCCTCATGCAATTGATCAATATTCATTTTAGTTTGAAGTGCTACCCATTGATGATGACCTTCTTCATAAGGTATAATTGTGGTAAATACTTTACTCTTATCTTCGTTAGTTGTTAATACTTCTATGTTTTTTCTTTCTTGGTCAATGAAGTATGCATTGACAAAATGATCTTTTAGATATTCTTCAGTTATCATTACGATTCTCCTTTATGTATTCATATAAATTAACTTGTGGTGTCCAACCAATATTATTTAGTAGGGTATTATCAGCAAGGTTATCTAGTCTTTCGGTGTGTTCTCCCACAACCCTTTCACAATCTATACCAAAGTATTCTATTAACTCTATAAGATTGTTTGTAGTACCAGAACCTATATCTGTAATACCCTTAACGTTTGACTTAATCAAACTATCTATCGCTCTCACTAAATCATCAACGTGTATAAAGTCCCTACTATGATTTGTGTTAATGAAAGGAACATCATTTCGTAATATCCTTGGTATTAACATACTTTCTCTAGCGTTGGGTCCATATACAGTTGTAAATCTCATACCTACACTATTAGGTGGTGCAATCTGTTCAAGGCTATACTTACTCATGGCATATGGATTTTTCCATGGCTCGTGTGCTGTTGATGAACTTGCGTATAAGATTCTTGTGTCTTTGAAATATTGAAACAGTCTTTGACCTGCAATTACATTTTGTTCCCAATATTCTGTTGGTCTATCTAAACTATCTCTAACGCCAGATAAACCAGCAAGATGTATAACTAAATCTACAGAATATTTTAAGTCGCAGGAAAGTAAATCATTGCCAGACTCTTTGTCTATGCAAACTACTTTGTGACCTTGTTTGTTTAAGAATTTATTTAAGTGTTGACCTATGAAGCCTTCACTACCTGTTAATAATATATCCATAATATAATTTATAATAGAAATAATTATCTATTATGATTTGTGTATTCGTAAGTAGTATGTAGCCGCAGTTGTTGCCGAACCATTAGGAAACTCCTGTGCTCTATAGTCATCATTATTTACTTGTCTTGTTTGATAGTTACCAGAACCATTTAAAATAGTATCTGCCATACCAGAACCTCTTGTATTACCAGAACCAGAAGAACCAATATTGTAACTTAAAGAATAACCATCACCAGATGATACTGCTGTGTATTGCATCCACTCTTGTAATAGTGAGTCAAATGCAGCCGTTGTAAATTCTTTGATGTTATTAGAACCATCTAAAAAGTATGGTTCAGTATATGTAATTTGAGAACCAGTAATTTTATGTAGATAGTAGTTTGTAATAGTTGTCGGTTGATCTTGTGTTTCAGGAATTGAACCTGCTGAATAAGCACCTGTATCTGCTCTTGTATCTGTAAAGATTGCTGTTGATGATACTAATGATGATCCAGAAACAGATGTACCTGTTGAAACGTGATAAGTACCACCTTGTTGTGTTCCTGTTGAACCAGAAGCTAATAGATCAATCGCTGGGTGTAAAAATGTATCTTTTACATCCGTTAAACTCATTGCTTGTATTTGACCAGATGAGTTGTAATAAACAGGCCAAGTCTTACCAGTATCAGACGTAGGTGATCCTGCTGTTCTAGCTTCAGAAACTTTATCGTAAGTTACTGTTACTGTTTGTGGTTCCTGTGTTGTTCCTTCACTTGGAAATGAACTTGCACTCGTTGATTGAGAACCAGCAGATTTTCTTGTGTCGTTAATTGCTGAAAGTGTTCCACTAGATGAAAC